GCATTTTTAAAAACTAAGAATGTGGCACACTTGACACTAGCAGAAAGAGGACTACAATGAGATTAACCAAGGTTCACAAATACGCAATTTGTTACTTGCATAGTATTGGAAAAAGTCACGCAGAAATAGCAGACGAAATAAATACATCAGAAAGAACTATTGACAGATATTTAAAAAAATTATCTGAAAATACTAAAGAGATTGTTGAAGAACTAGAGGCTGTTCCAGAAGTAAAGAAACCAACAGTCTCAGACTTTTTGCTCAATAAGACTCAGAGTGGAGATACTCGCGGAGTTATGATTATGACAAAGCAAGCATCTGCTATTGCTGAAAATATTACGAAAAATTTATCTGCCCCGTCAACAAATGGTGTTTTCAGACCCAAGGGTTAAAATGTCTAAAAAATATCCTTCCAAGTATTCTAATGGTAAGGAAGTATCAGCAGCCCAATATATTACAGAAATTATCTGTGAGAAAAAAGCTAAACAATCTAAAAAAGATCTTCATTATAGATTTTGGATTAGTAAAGAATGGGCTGCCTATTATAGAAATCAGATTGGGTCTGCAAATAAGCTTTTACAAAAATATGATGCATCAGCAATTATCAAAGCACTAAGCACCCAAAAGGCCGAAAAGATTTATTCTTTGCGGGCACCTCATCTTCAGGCTATAATAGACCAAGAGCAGGCCAATCTGGATTCTTTTGTGCCAGCAGATACTTCTAATATTGACCGACATACAAATAGTGTTGGTAATCAAAACGTAAAGAAAAAGAAAACTTCCATAGACCTATTAAGGGAAATAGATAATGACAAAAATGTTGGATAGTATTAAGAAAGATTTTGGTTCTGGTATTATTATTGATGCTAATAATGTTATCAGTAAAAAACAGGTCATTATTCCAGTTAGTCCAGCAGTTGACATGATCTTGGGTGGAGGTATACCAGAAGGTAGTAGTGTTACGTTTACCGGCCAACCTAAGTGCGGTAAAACAGTAACCAGTTTGTGTTTGGCAGCAAATGCACAGAAGCCAGAATACGGTGGTCGTAATGTGTATTATTTGAACGTAGAGGGGCGTATTAAACCACGCGACCTGTTGGGCATCCCAGGTTTAAACAAGGACAAGTTCCATATCATAGGATCAGAACAGGGCAATATTCTAACAGCAGAAAAGTTTTTGCAAATTGCTGATCGAATTATTAATGAAGAACCAGGATGTATTGTTATTATAGACTCATATTCTTCATTATGCACAGAAACAGAATTGACCAGCGATATGGACAAAATGCAGCGAGCAGATGGGCCAAAACTCTTAGCTAAGTTTTGTCGAAAAGTATCCAATGTTATTGCTGTTAACAAGAATATCGTTGTGGGTATTACTCACCTTATGGGTAATCCAGGCAATGGTCATGCAGAATGGAAAGAAAAGAGTGGAAATGCTATCGGCTATCAAGGCGACGTTAAACTCAGAGCTAAATTTCATACCGCATGGAAATTAACACCAGATGGTAGTCCTGTCGGTCAAGAAGTACACTGGACCGCACAATATAGTGCGCTTGGGGCTCCTGGCGGAGAAGCTGTAAGCTATATTCGTTATGGACAAGGAATTGATACTTATCAAGAAGTTATAGAACTCGGAATTAATCTTGGATTAATAGATAAGGCCGGTTCTTGGTATACTCTTTCTTATCTTGGAGATGCCGAAAAGACAAAATTCCAAGGAACAGAAAAGATCAGAAACTTCCTCTTGACAAACAAGGAAGCGTATGATATGCTTGGAGTAGAAATTCGTAAAATGCTTGGTTTTTCAAAGGAATGATATGTCACAAAGAGATATGGTAGAGATTATTAAAGAAAATCAGCAGATTAAACAAATACTGACTGATCTCTTTGATGAGATTAATATAAAATATCCCAATAAACATCCCACAAGATGGATTTGTCCATATTTTCAAAAACTGTCTGATCTAATAAAGTATGAAAAAAACCAATGATTAAAGTTCGTGATCTGGATAATAATTTGGTTAATTGGAATACGAATGGGTGTTCGCCAAGCAGTGCTGCAAAATCTAGTTATCATCTATCGGCTAGACAGCTTATTAAAGAATCTTATCCCACTATGCAAGTATTGGAAGAAGTTCCTGTTTATTTAAGAAAAAATGAGATTGTGTATTTAGATTTTTATATTCCTCTACTTAAAAGATGCATAGAAGTTCATGGTGAACAACACTATAAATTTGTTCCGCACTTTCATGGTAGTATTGTAGGATTTACAAAATCTAAAAAACGAGATAATGATAAAAAGTATTGGTGTGAATTAAATAGTATAACTTTTATAGAATTACCATATAATAATCAAGTCGAATGGAGTAATCTAATCAATGGCTAGTGCTAAAGAAGATATGGAAAAGTGGGATTCTATATTAGATGAGTATGAACAAAGTATAGGTTTTCCCAAATATCGTTCAGGAGGGTTGCCGGAAGAGGAACTCCAGGGCTATATTAATATGGATCGGTCTGCCATAGAAAAGCTAACCGCAGCAGATTGTTCAGAGGTATCCTTAAGACTAACACAATTTGCTTTTCATGTTCAGCGAACAATCAACAGAGAGTCTGCAAGATATAATTGGGCAGATGATTTAATAAAAGATGTTATAGCTGACGAACTTAATAACTATAAGGGATACGGATATCTTGAAAAATCTGGACAAGCAATAAAACATAATGAAAAAGCATCAGCACTAAATAACATACGAAGATACGCAAAACAAAGAATTGATAGATTATCATATCTAGCGAATTGTATTAAGAATCTTTCTGAAAATCTGCAATCAGTTCAAATTAATAAGGTGAAAAATGGAACTTGAGAACTTAGACCCTAAACAAATTAATGCTCTTATTAGTCTTCTTTCCTCTATGCTTCCTAAAGAAGAGGAAGAACAAGAGATTTCTGAATCGGTTATTAAATCAAAATCGGCCAAAGCACATAAAAAGGGTAAGAAATCGGTCAACCTATTTGATAAAATGAATGTTACTAATCTTCATAAAGATGATTCGGAAATTGATAAGAAACTTTTAAATAAAGTCCCGTCTCCCAGAATGAGAGACTTTTCTTTAATAAGGGTTATTTGCAGAAAATGTGGCAAAACAGAAGAAGTTAATCCAATGCTAGTTTCAGATAAGACACGATATAAATGTAATCAATGCTCGGGGACCGCTGGCTAATGAATATCCTAAGTGATCCGTCCGCAGAACGTGCGGTCCTTTCTATTGTTTGTAGATACGGAGAAACTTCTTATCTAGAAGTTGCTGATCTACTAACAGAACAGTCTTTTGTAATCGATAGCAATATCATTATTTGGAAATGTGTTCAAAAATTATTTAGCACAGAATCCAACCATACCATAGACGTAGCATCAATCTACTCTGCTGCAAAAGAACTTAATCTTGACCATATCTTAGAAAAGAAAGAAGAAGTTCAACATCTTAAAGCGATTCTTGATTTTCCAGTTAAGCAGGATAATCTAAGAAAATTTGCTGCTAAGATTAAGAAACTAGAAATAGCTCGCAAGCTTCATTCTAAGATAGAAGAAATCAAGGGCGAACTATTAGATATTGATGGATCTGAATCTATCACCCAAATCTTAAGTATTGCAGAAGATCCGATCTTGAACTTTGGATCATCTTTAGACGATAGTGATAATAATCCGACCCCTGTGGCCGATGGTCTTGAAGACTATATTAATAATCTAAAAGAAAATCCCATCGATCAGGTTGGTATATCCACAGGATTTCCTGTTTATGATTTTGCCATTGGCGGCGGTTTAAGAAAAGCCACTATCAATGTTATTGCCGCAAGACCAAAAACTGGTAAAACTCTTTTAGCAGACAACATGGGCTATCATATTGCTAAAATGGGTGTTCCCGTTCTTAATCTAGATACAGAAATGACAAAAGAAGATCATATTAATCGTCTTCTTGCTATGATTACAGAAGTAGATATTAAAGCTATTGAAACAGGAAAGTTCTCAGAATCCCCAG